TCCGCTCTTGGAACGTATTTAATAACTTGCCAAAAGCCAAACATATAGCCTGCTGAGCGTAGTGGCCATTTTCTTGGTGGAGGCATTGTGCTTCCTCCTTTTGTGTGTCAGTTATAAAGATTTTATGGTCTGGGGTTAGATACATATCCGATACTTTGATACAGGGTTTATTTCCTTTATTTAACACACCTTGATGTTGTACCCACTTATCCCCGTCCCATAGCTTATGCTGTAAAGTTATTTGCTCGATAGCTACTGGGCCTTTATCAGTTAATAATAAAGTACCCTCGGCAATACACCCCAGGATTACCACTTTACCCATCTGGCGTTGCTCTTTATTTACCTTGTCGTATGATATGTTGTACAACTTAGAAGCCATGTCTTTATACTGGTCGAAGCCATCTCTAAAACCTTGCAAGGTCTTTTCGTCACCAGCTAACCAAGCTAGTACTCTATTCTCTATAGAGCTATAATCTGAGACCATCAGCGTCATACCTTTAGGGGCTAAGATCATAGGACGTATAAGAGCTTTGCCCACAGACACGGGATCATCTATAGGTTCATTATTTTTAAAGGCTTCAATCATCTCTTCTGGATTATCGACCTTGGCTCTTGGCAAGTTGTGCATCTGGAAGCCTCGACCAGCCCAACGACCTGTAGTTGTACCATGATATTGCAAGTTGTCATACACCCAGCCATCAAGCATAAGTTCATTGATCTTCTTATACTTAGCTGTTGATGTTCTACCCAGCTCTTGCCTTAGCCTAAGAAGTTTTCCTACTTCTTCTGGCATACGCTCATCTGCTAAAGCCTCTATTAAAGTACTGGCTTGTAGATTAGGTAAAGTGACACCTTTCATATCACACCAAGCTTTAATCTTAGCAACTTGGTTAACCGTTTGCACATAGCCCCCAGTGATAGTACCGACTTGGGACATAGCAAGCTGCACATACTCGTCTAAGTAGCTTAGTATACTTAGTACAGCATCTGTGTCTATAGGCAAACCTTTACTATTCATACGAGCTGTAAGCTCCCACACTTCCTGCTCAACAGGAATTAATGCAGATCGTGGGAGAGTATTGACAATCTCACGCATCGCTTCTACATCTCTTTTGCAATACATGAATAAATCGTTAAAATCCTGACGGTTATCAAAGAACATAGGTTGTTCACCATTTTTGTCTGGTACACAACACTTCTTAATTAACCGCACACCTTCTTCTAACTTAGGCAGATGTATACACAATGCGTCACCAGCTTTACCCAGAGAGGCTGGAAGAGTATACGTCTGACATAACGCTGCTGTATCGATACACTGATTGAGAGGTAACAGCGATATATCAAAATCTCTAGCCCATACATGATTCCATATACGCCAATCAAATACTGCATTATGCGCATATACCTTGGTTGTAGGATCACCTATAACTTCTTTCATCTCATACGAAATATTGTCAGCTGGCGTCCATAGTTCAACAGGATCATCATCGATTGCATGACCTAAGCATATGACTTGTGTAGAGTCGTGCTTAGCATACTGCATAGAGCCGTGCTTGCGAAGGTCCACTTCTGAGTAAGATTCAAAATCAATCCATAGTTTAGTCACTTGACCTCCTTTAGATTAAACCGGTTTATGCCAAAGTCTGCACCTTCTGCACCTTCTGCACCTTCTGCACCTTCTGCACCTTCTGCACCTTCTGGATATTGGAAAGCCCATTTATTTTTGTACCTTCTACACATCTCAGCGCGTGCTGCATTCATAGTACCATAGATCTTTACATAACCATTAGGATGAGCATGATTGTCGCCAAAAGTAAAATACCAATTCTTTTCGTCTTCCATAATTAAACTCCTTTTGCTTTAAAAGCTTTTAATGTCCGCTTGATCTCTGCGTTAACTTCATTCCAAAGCTCTTTATAAGCATCTTCCTGGTTAGCGTCATCAGCTATATCAGCTTCTAAGCCAGCTTGAACCTTAAGTGAATTAAAGTTGCCCATGTTAATCGTTTTACTGATTTGTACACTCAACCGTCGCTGTAGCATGATCTTTTTCCTCTGTTAAAATGTTTTTTACTAAGGTAGCGTAGCCAGCTATGTCATGCCATGAGTCGATGTGATTTGGATCACCTGTTATTATACGCGCGATCTTTGCACAAATAACTTCTAGGGCCTCTGCCTGTATCAAAGTCAATGGCTTAGTTCCACTTTGACGAATTACATTTTTCAACATTTGTGAAACTGAAGCGTTATCTTCAAAATTACCATGTGTCTTACTACGGTCTTCAAGGGTCTTTGCTATATTACTCATATATTACTCCTTTTGTGTTAAAAGTGTATATTCATAGTTGTAAAAATAGGGGAGAGTTTCCCCTCCCCTACTGCTACATTAAATCATCATCTTCGTTTTCGATAGACTCTTCTGTTACGTACGAAGCAAATGCATCAGTTGCGCGTTGGCGCCCATCAAGTCTCGGCCCTTCTCTAACTAACATAATTGAATTCAAGCCCCACCCTATACCATTGTTACCTGAGTTAGAATAAGGGAAAGGATTAACATCAAGACGTACAGTACAACCAGCATATAAGTTGTCTTGGTCCATTAGAGGTTTAGCATCAGGTCCTACAACTCCTGGTGCATCATTTGAAGAACAATTGATGAACAATTTATTCTCGTAAATAGCATCAGTCTTGTCACCGTCTTCCAGCTCTTGATCCCCATCACGTAAAGCCTGGTATCTAAACTTAGGAACTTTCTTGCTCCACGCTGGAATGTTGGATTGTCCTTTGGCAATAGCCTTTGCAATCTCTGTTTTAAATTCAGCAACAGTCTTCTTGTCATCCTTGTCGATAAGAATAGAGCAAGAGTACTTCATAGCGCCAGATGGATTTTCTTTTGGCTCAAATATTGCTGGATAACTAACAATAACTTCTCCGGTAATCATAACGTTTTTTCCTTTTAAAAGTTAATTGAATGTTGTTTTACGTTTTGCGTTTTACCTCCTTACTTTAAAGTGGTTAAATAGCGTTCGGCAATAGTGCCGGCAGCATCTTCGATACGCATAATCATGGTATCAGGCACAAAACATACAGCTTCAGCGCTTTGCCCATCTTGTTGTGTAGTCACTTGTACAACGCAACCTACGCCGGGAATTTCCATAGCTTTGGTAGACTTCATCCAACCTTCATTCTTAGATGAGGCTTTACATAACAGCTCAAACATGCCAGCGTTGCCGAACGTTTTTAGATCTGAAACGTTTTTATGAGCTTGTGGCACATCAGTGTTGTGTAATGTTTTACCGTTTTTCAAGTACGCCGCTTCAAATACATCTTTAGGAGACCAGGAAATATACTGACAACCCTCTTTTAAACTTCCGTCAAACTTGCCGGCAGCACTAGAATAACCTACAAGATAACCTTCATCTGTAGGTTCTTCTCCTACAGGCATATCCCAACCACGATAAACATTATACTCACCACGATTCATTGGTTCTGCTTTAATTGTTTTGGTACCTGTAAATAGCTCCATATTAATACGTCTCTTTTGTTGTATAGCCATTTGCTAATCGACTAATGTTTTTAGCCATTGTTACTTCAAAAGCTTTACGAAGGTCCTCTTTGGTTAAACCCAGAGCAAGAGCTTGGTCGAACAGAAAAAATAAGCAATCACACCACTCGTTTGCAATATACTCGGTGTCGAATGACGCTTGATCTTTTATAGCTCTCCAAGGTTTCCAAGGTAGTCCTTCGGCCATCTCACCTTGTTCCACAACTATAGCACACATGTATTCTCTAAACTTCTTCATGCGATCCGCCATGTTATAGTTTTCAAAGTTGTAGCCCATCATCTTTTGATACTCGGCAATTCTTATGAACAATTCTTCCATTTTACTCCTATTTTTTATTCCAGTTTACCCAGGGGCCTGTGCCACACGCCATTTTACCTTGTTTGCACTTATCTATGAAACATTGAGGTCCGACGTGGTCATATAGTTCAGGAAAAAGCGGGGTAACCAGTGATAGTACCTTATTGGCAAATATCTGCATTTCCTTTACATTACGTTTGCACAACCTCTGTCTCAAAAATGTAATCAATGATCTAGCATTAACTGTCCAGAGAAGGTTAACAGCAGCAGCATTAGGAAGCACCTGTCGAGCTTCTTCTTTAGGCACTTTGTCGGAAATCAAAGCTTCATATGTAGCATAAGACTCAGTTAAACACTCAATATTTACATTGCTACAGATGACGCTTGAATCCGCTATGCATGGGTAATCTGAATAATTCTGATAATGCTGTGACGCAGAGGTGAAACTACCCATACGATGTCGAGTAATCTGAGCCAGAAAGGAACGCGATACTCCTTCAATTCTGAACATGTATGTTATATGTTCAAGTGGTGATGTGTGTTCAGCTTCCAGTAAAAATTTACCTAACTTACTAGTAAATTCTGGAAGGTCTTTGTTCGGATCAGAGTGCATTGTTATATTGAGCGCAGACATTACTACTTGTTTCTGAGACTGCACAGCGTGCATCAACTCTACATACATCTGATCATAAGTTCTTAAATCCATGTGGGGGGACTCCTTATGTTGTGTAGCTAACTCTTGGCAGGTAGCCGCGGTGTGCGCTGGGGCTAACCTTTTACATTGACCGCGGCCGGGACTCGAACCCCTTCACTTGCCAGTCCTGCTCTATTTTAACGAGAGAGCCATGTGTAAGGCGGGCGAAAGCTATACTTCCCTCAACACAATCATCGTTACAATTGTCGCCTAATTGTTGGTCGATTCCCTGCATAGCTTTTACCCACAAGATTAAATCAGATTATAGTAACTCGTCTTCTTCAGTGTTTTCAACTTCAGTGTCTTCAGCCTCAGCCTCGTCCTCGTCAGGCAGTTCGATCGCACCAAGTTTGTCAATATTACGAGCAATTTTAATGCTGAGCAGGGTGATATTTGCTTCGGCTTCCGGGATCAAAGTAGCATCTTCAACTTCATAGTCGTCTTCAGTCATGAGTGCAAGTTTGCTTTCCCATTTTGTCAGAGTTTTTTCCTGGCTCACGCTTGTCTTTGTGTATGCAGCATGTTGTTCTGCGGGTGTGCGAGTTGATTTACTAACAGACTTGCGCCCTGCTTTCTTTGCTGCTTCCCATTCTGCGTAACCTTCTTCATCAGTAAAGCTCAGTTTTTTATCGTCGCCAAAGACGATGAACTTACCCATCCATCTCAGGTACGTTAACTGAGACGAAATACCAGTTACTTTGATGCCAATCTCCTCAGCAATTTCTGCTTTGGTGTACTTACCAGTTTCGATTAGTGCTACGATTTCGTCTCTTCGTGATACTTTTTCAGCCATGATACAATCTCCTGTGTTTCGTTTTATGAGCATTATTACTCAATTCTTATTTATATTATAACGCTGGATCGTTGGAAAGTAAACATTTATTTTAACAAAATATACACTTTTTACACTTTAATTTAGTAATTGATCTTGCTATTTGCCTTCCTCTGCATATGATGAAAACTTGTCTTCCACAGACTCAAACACTAGTGCGTCACGCCTGTCAGTTTCCTTAACCATTGTCGGCACGCCTGGTGGCTTGGTTACCAGCTCTAACATCTCATCAGTTAAGTTCTTTTTGCCAACTAACTTTTCTATCTGGGTCGGGCTCTTGAACTTGGTGATAGTAAGATCCTCAAACTCATAATCATCTAAGTCAAAGTAAAATTCTTTTGCAGCTTTGTCATCTGCCCATTTGCGAATGGATCTGCCGGACACCAACTTCCACCCAGGAACACTTTTACCATCTTTAATAATGTTTATTGCATATCTCTCGATGTCTGCAATATACTTCTTAAGGTCAGGTAATTTATGAAGAAACTCAGCAACTTCTTCTTCATCCGTTTTGTCAGGTAATTTTGCATGAATCTTGAATACGTTCTCAGCGGCATCCATTGCCGCATTTTTACGATATTTGCAAGTATTCTTTTTCTCACACCACATGCAAGCTTTTTCTGAAGGTTTAAACAAAGGTTTCTTTGTCTGTGAACTGAATAATGCTGGAATAAGTTTAGAACTCATCCAAGATTCTAACTTGTCTGGTGTAGTCTCATATGTCTTAAACAACTCACCAGCATACAACCGTGGTTGACCTATAACTTGAATCACTTTACTAACAGGTGCTGCTACACTAGCAATACCACCAAGAGCATAAGCTTTAAGTTGTTCAGAGTCTGGCCACACTTCTACACCTTTACCAAATTTCCAGTCAACAATATAAAGTATTTTCAACTCAGGTATATAGAAAAGAAAATCCAAGGTACCATACACGTCATGTAGTAAATCGCAACCTGTGACTACGCCCCAGCTATCCAGAGAGACTTTCGTTTCAATCATCATAGCAGTATCGTACTCAGCATATTGAAACTGTAGTCCACTAACCCAGTCAAGCACATCTTGTACGGAGTCAAGTAGGTCTTTTCTTTCTGGATCATTCAAGTCATACAGCTTTTTAATAAAGTTAGGCACTGTGTGTGCGTTGGATCGTAAACACTTCTCTACGACTTCATGAAGCATGGTTCCTTCTTCTGCATATGAAGAAGACTTCCGTTCTAATCCTTCGGTTGCCTTTACACTTCCTGGGCATCGTATGATACGTGGAAGTTGTGATGGACTAAATTTACTGTGCATTCGTCGCCTCCTCGTTGTATACTAGGCACACACTTAATATGTGAACTAATTGCATACCTAACAGAATTAATAAAGTAGTCGTGGTCATTGTTCTAACATAGCTAGGTCTAAACATTCTTTGATACAGTTGCCGTATACCTGTTGACTGAAGACAGTAAACAAACTGAGGTATTGAAAATGGTTAGCATTTTGCGGGTGTACACGATCAAATGTACAAATATTAGCTTCCATAAATTCAAAATATTCAGCAGAAGTGTGCTTAGGCACGTAGTTCCTTTTTGCTTCTTCATGTAACCACTTTCTTGCTACCAGACCTTCATCGTACGTTATAAAATCGTCCATTAGTCTCTCCCTATGTAAAGTGTAAAACACAAGCCATTTAGCGTGAATATGCTAGTCATGATACTTATAGTTATTAAGTCAGCTGATGCTAGTATCAGACAAAAGTTCAATACCAGCACCACTTGCCAAATGTATTTCATGGCCCCCCTACTTAGTTTAAAGTAAACTCTTTTATACGCTCTAGTGTTAATCAATACTGTGCGTGTAAATTGCATAACACCTTTATAACAGTTCTTTGTCTGTGTCATCTACTAGGGGTGTTTCATACGCCTCAAGCAGTAATTTCATTTCAGAGTTATTATCCGCAGCTGCACGGAAGCGCTCGATGATATCAACTTGGTCTAATTTCTTTTTCATTTGTTGATACAAGAATTGTTTTCGTTTGAGGTCTTTGAGTTTAGTTTTAAACCCAGCAAAATCAACTTTACAAACAACCCATTTACATGTCATGTCATCGTTGCCAAATTCACTGGATACTTTTGCAGTTTTTAAACCACCCATAGTGTCAACTACAACAATGTCATTAAGCTTAAGATCAAGATCCGTCAAGTAGGTGTATTCTTTGTTAGAGCCTCTACTTGTGCCATCGTAGGAAATAATAAATTGTACTTTTACTGAATTAAACATGTGATTCTCCTTTTTTCTCGGTTTATGTTTTTACATTTCTCACCATCTTATATATTAATTATGTCGTTGGAAAACTGGAAAGTAAACACTTATTTTTTATTTTTTAATTTTTTTCTTGGTCTCTGGCATCTGACTCAGCTTGTTCTAAAGCAGCAGCTTGCTTAAAAGTTGTAGTAGAAGTGTCTTGTCGTAGTGGCGGGACCAGATAGTACTGGATAGCTCGGATGGATTTTGTTTTAGATATAATTTTACCATGTTTAGTTTGTCTTAGCCATAACTGAAATGTATTTTTCGCTGATTTAAACATCTTACCATTTGTTTTTGTCATTTGTAGACTTGGTATAGTATTTCTTATATCCCTAAACGTCAACTTTTTATAGTGGATAGATTTAGCTGAAACATCAAAATACATGTCTAGGTCTTCTAAAAATAAGTCATCGCCCATATACATGTTTCTGTTGTTAATTTGTTGCTGAACTTTTGTTGCATCTGTTTCTTCTGGTTTATCGGCATCCAGCCACCATTCTTCTCCTTTAGAATACCAATGCATTACATGTGCCCAGAGTTGGTCTATGTCTACGTTGTGCTTAGCATTTAAACTTACAACAGGTAACACGGTTATACGCCTATTGCCTGTTTGATCTACTAGGAAGTCGGTCTTATTGGTTGACCCAACAAACACAGTTCTTCTGGTCATTTGAGTAGCTACTTTACCATATGGTAGAACTTTAGTGCTTGTATTCTCGTCTAATAGCTGTTTAAAAGCACTATAGTTTGATGGTCTGAATAGTATATCTATCTCATTTATATTACAAATTAAAGTACGTTGTAACTCCATTGCTTGCTTAACGTTATCTGTTCTAAATTGATTTACTTGTAGAGTTCCAGATCCAGCACAATAATGTCTAACAGCTCTCGGGAAGATTGAAGCTACCCATTTAGTTTTACCTATCCCTTGTGCACCAGTGAATATTAGTATGTTATTAAACACCCGCATAGAGTAATCTGTGGAAGTATTAGCCGCTGCAGCTACTTGAATTAACCACTTACGCATGAATAATATAGTTGCTGCTGTAACACGCATATCATTATGACCAGGATCCAAGGTGATAGTAGCCATAAGATCTACAAGTGGAGTAGCATTGGGATCGTATATAGCTTTTAAATTCTGGAAGTAATCTTCTACTGGATTATAAGAATCCATCTTAGCGTAGTCTACTAATGATTCTCTTAATGATACAAAATTTGAAGCGCTCATTTTTAGCTTTAACAATTCAGATGCTACGATTCTATGCACAGTATCAATGCTATTTATTTGTTGAGACGTATAAGATAAGTGTTGTATTATACTCTTTGGCATAACAGTCTCTACTTCACTACTCATAATATTAAAACGCATTAAAAATTTGTTGAAGCGTAGGTAGGTTTCTAGATTTTGTATCGTTGCAAGAGGTTTACCACGATGATCTCGATCTGAGAAATCTGGTTGTTGAGCTTTAACTAGAGCTATTAATGTTGCTATAGTTACAGGCTTACGTTGATTTAAGTACTTAGGGTCATTTGAAAAAGACTCATAAACTTCTAATAAACCTGTCTTATCATACTTCTCACCTACCTTACTCCATTCATGAGTAACAGCAATCCATCCGGTCCACCTTTAAAATTATGATGCACACCTTGACAAATCTTTAACCAGGGATCCCTCGCTTCTTCTCTTTCTTCTGGATTTAGTATTGCTAATTTTGTAGGGTGGGACATTAACTCGAATATGTTAGATGTAAGGGTCCTTACATCAATCTTTCTTAGTAAGAGCCGGACTTTATCCGATGATAGTCGTCCAGATTTCTGCGCTATGAGGGTAGACTTTGGGCCTATTGAGGTTATCTTAGGATTGAAGAACTTAGATAAGGTGGTTAATAGATCTGAGTAGCTAAACATACGTACTTCAACAGGTGTTGCTATGACGCGGTCTCCTGTGACCGTCACATACCCAGAAGATATAAATAGATCACGTTCATTTTTTTTATCGAATCTCTTGGTGCCGAAGTCTTTAAATAACTGCAGCTTATCTTTTATAGTCATTAATTGTACAAACACATGTGAGCCCTTGCCACTTGGCGAATACTCTGTGTAGGAATTTAAGAGGGACTCTAGTTCTTTGTTAGCTGGAGTAAACGCATCTATGTCTATGCACACATACGAGTGCTGCATAGTCATTACGAAACCTAGTCCAGTAGGATGCCTCTTTTGTGATACACCGTACCGTGCTAATACTTCGTCGAAAGATGTTTTCTTTTTAACCCAGCCTGTGCCGCCCATTGGTTTCTTAAGAATCTTGTCATGCATTTCATCGTATTTGGGTTGCCACAAAATCCAGCTGGGATTTGTTTTCAGAGACTTTGGAATTGTCTCTAAGGAAAGAGATGTTAATTTTTGAAACTCTTCGTTTGGTTCAGAGGCAACAATAGAGGTCATTATAAACTCCTGTTAAATTTAGGGGCCGTCTCTATGGTTTAGATATAGTTTTGTTAAGGAGTCTTAGTGGCCTAATCTAAGACTCCTTAACCCCCAAACCAAGGAGAGCTGTAGGCTATTTGCCTATCTTTATTATTGTATCATATTAGATACAGAAAGTAAACAACTAAATAAAATAATATACACTTTTCATACAATCTACTCATGAGCTTCGTCAGTGATCCCGAAGTACTCTGGAAATTTTTCTTTGTACTCTGGGAATGTGTTAGCCAGAAAGTTAAGTGCTACTTCTTTATCACTGTCAGCTAAAGTGAGATACCTAGCGTAATTATTTTCCATCTCAAGATAAGTATCTTGACGAATTTGTTCTGTGTGAATTATTTGTAGCATGTCATCAAGTAGATAAGTACGCTGGTCGTCTACTTTGCTGTAATTAGACTGCACTTTATCCCAAGCTTTTTTGTGGCCTTCATAAGACTCGACGGAAGATTTAATCTCTGAGTACTTTTCATCAGAGAAATACTTTTTAGTCTTCAACTCAGGATAGCTGTAGTTTTCGGAGTGCAGAGGTACAAGGGTGTGCTCAAAGCCGGTATGATAGCTAGCCTTCAATAACGTAGCTTTAGTTATTGCAGTGTAAGCATCAACAGCTTCATCTTTGAGCATGAATATTATGCCAGCTACTTCATAAGCCTCAACGTCAGGCTTAGCGTCAAGTTCAACAGGTTCTGACCCAGGATATGCTGGTAGGAATGGAATGTTGTTTAAGGCACATTGAAATTCAAAGAACTGATCCCAGTCTTCTGTGTTATAAAGATTCACTAGTTCTTCTGGTGTGTAATCTTGATAAGCTTTAAATGTTGTCATAATGTCGTCTCCTTGTTACTGATTAAAGTTTTTATTAACGAAGCGAGTCATGTTCACAAGTATTAATTAACATGTCATAGTGTTTAGATTTATCGGTAAATTTCTGCACCTTTATAAAGTTTGTTAGTGTGTAAATGAAATCTTTACCAAGTTTTGTGATATAGTTAGACATGTAATAACATTGAAGCTCTGCATCAAAGTCAGCTTGTTTGAAATGTTTTCCAACAAGGTTTATAAAATCCGCTTGTTTTTTGCCACCCCAACCGATAAACATTTCAGCTAGTTCATCAATAGACAAATCTATACTTATTTCAGTTTTCATTTCACACCTTTTTTCTTGGTTGTCACTTTGTTATGAAAGGGACTGTTAGGATACCCAGGATATAGCTTGGGTACTGCTTTAAAGTCTGGCTTACCTATTCCTTTGCTAGGCAACTTAAAGACTTCAGTCTTACCCATACGTGCTAGGTACTGCTCAGTTGTCTCCTTCGGTTTCCCTTCTCGATAGCCTTGATCCCTTGCCCATTGTCTCCTACGTAGTTCACCACTACTAATCATTTGTCCTTCTCCTTTAGTTTCTGGTTACCTTGACCAAGACCAAGACCAAGACCAAGACCCAGACCCAGACCCAGACCGAGACCCAGACCCAGACTGAGACCCAAACCC